GTCTTGAAACATGCTTCCCAAAGCCCGTACTCAATCACCCCCGTACAAAATAGCGGCTTGACCAGGCAGAATGTCCCTGATACAAAGGCAGGTGCAAGGAAAGGACTCGCGATGCCTTATGACGACGACAATCCTCATTCTGTGTTTCTCGGTAACGGTGATTCTCCTGGTGATGAGCTATTCGACCCGTTCGAGCCGCGAGTCGGCACGAGCCTCGAACCAGATGACCGAGAAGACGGCAACGTTGATGGAGACATTGATACGGCAACTTTCCAGTACGACCCAAACAATCGCGGCAGACAGTTCGGAAACAGTCACCAAGGTTCACCAGACAATGACGGACCTATTCCTTGGCCGCGAAGCCCAAGCCAATCAACTATTGGAGAACAGTCAGAACGAGACAGAGCGGCAGCCGATACCGGGGATCGAAACATTAGAAGGGTTGCCGACAGCCGTACAGGAGGTTCTCAACAGAGAATCGTCCGAAGAGAACGCGCCGAGGGAGTGGCAAGCAGTATTCTCGACGCCCAGCAACGGGTCAGAACCCATCTCTCCATTCCCCTCTCCGACGAAGAACGAGCAGACATTCCCCGAGTAGCCGAGCCCGGTGGCGACAAGACAATCCGACATTTCATCCGCTCTGGTATCCATGCGCCACCACAGTTCGAGCAGACGGTATTCGAGGCCACCATTCATGGGCTCAAGTCAAACGCTAGTGGCGACTGGATCATCCAGTTTATTGTGCCAGCCGCCGACCGGGATGCAGCCACCATTCTTGGGGACGCCTACGGTCTTGCACTAGACGTGGCGGTAATCCGCAAGCATTTCGGTCCGGGGGGCCAGCCCCCCGGCACCACCCCCCGCTAATGATTGACCCGTGGGAACTCGACCCGAGCGCACCAGACTGGCTAGAATCAATATGCACTTTACTATTAGAGGTAGGCGTACCCCCAACCGCTCTGTCCAGAGCATTCAGAGTGGACGTACACGCGATCAAAGAGCTACAGGCCACTCTTCACGTCGAGAGGTATGGTACGGCGGAGATTTCGGAGGCAATGAACTTTCTAATGTGGCGAGCGTACCAGGACGCTCTATCCATATTGGAGTCTGCCCCATCTGCGACGAGAACGAGATTCATTACCACGTTATTGTCCCGTCAGTCGATTATCTTAGGTAAAGAGTCACCGCAATCACTTGAAAGGATGCGTGGGGAACTCGAATCACTTATTGCGGAAGTGAATGTAGAACATCCAGCAGTCCCCTCTATTTATGCCCCGACTGAGTTTAGCCCCGTGGACGGAGAAACTGACGATCCAGAAGAAGGACTTGAAAGTTGAACGCATCGACTTAGCGGACCCTTTCGCATGGGCACAGGACGCTCTACGTCTTGAAATAGAAAGGCAATATAACCTCGGCCTTCCCGTCAGAATCATTGTCCTCAAGGGGCGGCAACTGGGCGTATCTACCATGTCGGAAGGTACGCTCTTTAACTGGACCTTTCTTCATCCTGGTACTCGCTCCCTGGTCATAGCCCACGAGACAAAGGCAGCACAACACCTCTTCGACATGACGAAGCTCATGTGGGAAGAGTGGCCGTGGAATCCCCTCTACACAGAAAAGCACAACACTGTCAAATCACTCGCATGGGTAGAAACTCGCTCATCTATGTCAGTAGCAACTGCCCGAAATGCGGGGAGCGGTCGGTCTTTCACATACCATGCCGTTCATTGTTCGGAGTGCGCTTTCTGGGAAGAGCCCGAAAGGTTGATGGTGGGACTGAACCAGAGCGTCCCATTCAAGCACGGCACTATTATCATATTAGAGTCTACGGCAAACGGAGTCGGTAACTGGTTCCATGAGGAATGGTCCCGTGCGACCCACGGCGAGAGTCAGTACGTTCCGATGTTCTTCCCCTGGTACAAGCACGAGGAATACGCCTTCCCCACTACCACCCTCCAATCGCGTGACCTCGACAAGACAGAACGGGAACTCAAGGGGAAATACCATCTCTCTTTGGGCCAGCTTGCTTGGCGGCGGCACACAATAATAAACGACTGTCTCGGCGACGAGGATCAGTTTAAGCAGGAGTACCCCTGCACTCCTAATGAAGCATTCCTCTCGACAGGCCGCAACGTATTCCCCCTCGAACGTCTGGACGAATGCACTCTCACCCAAGACGGCATCAAGGGTATGCTCATCAACAACAACGGCAGGATAGAGTTTGTCCGTGACTCGACCGGGCCGCTAACAATCTTCAAGGCTCCAGGTCGCGACCCCATGCTCTCGAAGTACGTCGTCGGCGGTGACCCCACCAAAACCACCTACGGTGACATGGCCTGCATCCAAGTTCTAAACAGATTCACATTCGAGCAAGTCGCCGTATGGCATATGAACCTTGATGCCGTCCCGTTCGCTCACGAGCTAATGAAGCTCGGCTACTACTACAACACGGCCCTTCTCAACTGTGAGATAGAAGGGCCAGGGTATGCGGCCATCGGCGTCGTCCAAGACAACTCTTACCCCGACGTATGGCAACACCGCTGGGCCGACAAGGCACCTGGCAAGGTATCAACGTCATGGGGATGGAGCACCAACTACCAACGTAAGCATTGGGCCATCGAGAAGGTAAAGTTCCTACTCTCCCAAAAGGGCGGGCTCAAGATACATGACGCCAAGACACACGATCAAATGGAGAACTACGTCTATCTGCCCAACGGGGAGATGGGACCAGCCTCAGACAAGCTCTCCGATGACGCGGTAATGGCAATGGCTATCGCGGTCGTCTCGACGCTCACCGAGGCTCAACTGCCGCATGAGGAAGCACCAGAGGCCGAGGTCCATGACTTGTTTGGCCTAGCACCTTGGGAAGCGGTCGGGTAGCTGTTACCATAGCTCGGTGCGGCTACAGCCAATAAACATTCCCTGCAATGGCTGAATATCAGTATCGTTGCCAAGGCTGTCGGCTCTTCTTCACCACTCTCTCCCGCACTAACATTCCGCCGTGCCCGGTCTGCGGGACTCAATCCACCCGCATGTTCTCGTTCAACATAGCTCAAAGTGTCCCTGAGCACTTCAACCATTCGGTCGGTAGCTATGTCTCGAACGAACGGCAACTGCGTGACGCCATCAAGGTAATGTCCGAAGAACAGTCTTACCGTACTGGCGTTGAGCACGACTATGAGTATCTCAGCCGGTCTGACCTGGCCGACCAAGGCGCCCACGGTGTCACCGAGGAAGGTCTTGACGAGACGCGACGGGCCAAGCATGTCACTGATTGATATTCCCCAACAAGCCGCCCCAGCGTCACCCGATCCGCTCTACGACGACGGCATGTTAACCGAGAAGCTCATGCAACTCTACAACCTTGCCCGTCAAGAGAAGAAGAAGTACCAACCAAACTGGCGGCGCAACTATCTTCTCACCAGCAACAAGCAGTACGCCCTCGACACCCAATCCCCTTGGTCACCTAACGTTACCGACTCGGAGATATGGCCCATTCTCAGTAGTCGAATCTCGTGGATGACCGACCAGAAGATTCAACCTAACGTTGCCCCAGCCGCACTCCCCGGCGATCCCTATGCTCAGCATGTCCGTACCCTGGCCGACCATATGGAGCAGCTCTTCGAGTCCGAATACAAGAACCAGGGATGGGACAAGGAAATCATACTCGCCCTGTGGGATGCGGCACAGTTCGGTGCTGGCATTTTCAAGTCCGTATGGGACAGTGGGCTCGAAGAGGGTCTCGGTAACGTTAGCCTCAAGCGGGTAGACGTATGGAACTTCTACCCTGACCCCAACGCCCACGACCTTGAATCATGTGCCTATATGTTCGAGGTCGAGAAGATGACATTCGACCAAATCCAGCGTAGGTTCCCAAGTGCCGATATTGAATCCATCCGGGCCGCATACCTATACGGGCAACGAGGCGACGACATTGTTCGCCCTTCTCAGTCCTCTAGCTCACAATACCCAATGGCTATGCCAGGTAACCTCCCTGGCTCAACATCGACAACATGGGGCTTACCGGGCCAATCAAGTCGAAGTACGGATCAGATTTTGGCCGAAGGTGTCAACGTCTACACCTGTTGGCTCCTAGAGAACTGGCAGGAGACTCGTGAACCAACTGACCCCACTCACGACGACGACGAGCGAGTTGTCTATGACGAGTGGCGATGTGTCGTCTACACCGGCAACGTGGTCTTGTTCGATGAGCTTGCAACGGACTTGTGGGAACACAGTCGTCACCCTTACACGCGGTACGTTGACGAAGAGATGGGAGAGTTTTGGCCCACTCCCATCGTCAGTCACCTTGCACCTTGTCAAGTCGCCATTAACAGACTCTTGGCTTCTCTCCAAGGTAACGTTGAGTTAGTCGGCAACCCCATCTTCATCGACGTAGCCGACTCTGGCCTCGCTCGCACGGCTAACGTTAACCGTCCCGGCCAGAAGCTCATAATGAATGCCCGCACGGCCAACAGCCAGGGCCAGAAGCCCATGTGGCTCGAACCGCCCAAAATGCAATCCGACGTTCAGAACCTCATACAGTTCTGGATCACCCGCATGGAGAACATCTCTGGCCTGTCCGGTGTCCAGAAGGGCCAGCAACCTAAAGACCGCCAAGCGGCACAAACAATGCAGGCCACACAGGAAGCCGGGTTCGTCCGTATCCGTTCGAGTATCCGCAACCTCGAACGTACTCTAGGTGAGTCCTATCGGCTCCTAGCCAATCTCATCGTCCAGAACTTTGACGTGCCACGGACGATGGCTATCGTCGGTCCTGATGGCACGGACTCGGCCATGTTGCTCGCCAGCAAGCATTTCTATTCCCCCTCCATCCACGGCACGGTAGCGCCGATGAAGTTCTCTCTCTTGGTCATGGCGGGAGCGGACAACCCTACCAGCCGCCAAGCCCGCATTGCCGAAGCCGATGCCCTCTTCGCCCTCCAAGCCATCGACCGGCCAGCCCTATTGGAACACCATGCCTTCCCGCATTGGCAATCGGTTGACCAACGTATGAATCAGCAGGAAATGGCAATAGCCC